CGACCCTCTTCGAACAAGGTGTAGACATCACCGTAAGTCAGAATGCCCACAGGATGGTCACCGAAGACCTTTACATAGGCAGCGATGTACTTGTCACGCCAAAGATTGAACTCCTCGGGCGAATAGCTCGTCATGCGAAGCAACGTCGCCTGAATGTTATTTACACAGGCCGGTCGGGCCCCGAGCTTGGTCGTCATGTAACGGAGCGGTTTCATGAGACTTTCCTCTTGAGGCCGGGCGTAGTAAACCACGCCAGGATGGGCGGATCCAACAACCGTCCGGTTCTTAAGAAAATCCATCTCAATGAGCGGTTGCAGCTCAGTCTCAGGCTCGGCGCCTTTGTTCGCACTGCCAAACTTGATGCCCTGGGTCGCAAGGTACTTAGACATTGCCGCAGTAGTAAACCACGGCGCCCGGGTGGCGACCATGGAGTCATCACCAAAGAACTTGCAACGTACATGGGCATGAAAGGCGGCCAGCGAACGACTAATGCCGTGCTTTGGCGCTTCGTGCCCCCAGAACTTGCGGAAATGGTACGCATTGACCGTGTTGTTGCCAATGGTCGTGAGCCAGGAGCCACTCGGACCCATGTCATGATTTTCCTCGACAACCGACCCGTTCAGGACGCGGGTGTGAACGATTTCCTCAACCAGCAGCTCGCGAACGCGCTCGCCATGCGTCAAACTGCCAGGCCGGTCACGGTACCAACGATTGGCGACCCGCAAAACGAGGCGCAAATGAAAGGCGCGCTGGCTCCCGTCGAAGTTGCTAAAATCGCCGGCCATGCCCTTATCAGACATCTCCATCAGATATGAAATCATCTCGTCCCACTCTGCACTGTAGACAACTGTGCCAACAGCGGACTCGCCACGATGGCGGGAAACCTTAGCGGCACAGCTGAACCGCCCAAAATACTTGCGGCACAGAAGCAGATAGACAAGAGGCCCAATGTAGAGCATGCGCGCACGATGCTCACGAACTCTCTTTGGCGCAACAACCTCATCCTTGGCCGAAACTGCCCATATACAGGGCACACGAACGCCTTTTATCAGGAGATTTTCGATACGCTCCATCTCGGCCTTAACATCTGACCGGAGGTAGCGCTGACCCGCCTTGTCACGGGTATAGAACGCCTCCTTTCCAGGCAGACCACCCCGCATGTCGCGAAGCGGAACGCCAGCACTGTTGGAAAGGTCAACCGCCGGCAATAGACTACCGACCCCGTTGTGGATTTCAAACTCCGTCAACTCCCGGCCCAGCGGATCAAAGCCAGCATAGCCGTCCTCGATGTCCTGGACAATAGCTTCTTCTTCCAGGAGGTCCCGAGCCACCTGCTCGGGCCCTGGCACACGCTCAGCGGCAACATCGAAAAGATATCCCGGCCGCCCAGCATCGCCGAGGCGAGGGTCATGGTCATTGATAAGAGACCGAACGCCCTCAAGAGCAGCAGCCTCTGGAATGTGCTCAGCGAGAGGATTGTCAGTGATCTGACTCGTCCCGCGAGCTCCCGCGAACGAAGTTTTGCTGATGCCAACGTGGTCAAACTGCTTGTGGTGCTCACGTGCTTCGAAAGAATGCACGATAGCAGGCGCAAGCGGCCCGACCACCTCGTGGTCTTCAGCCTCACGCAGCGAGGTCTCGTCAAAG